TTTAATCTTTCCTGTAGAAACATCTACTTCGTCTCCTTCTTTAAAATTCTTAGCAAAAGATAATACTTTTTCAGTTAAGAAATACCAACATTGTTCTCCTTTATATTCTAATAATAACATCTTTTTATTAGTCGATACTTTAACTATTTTACATTTTATAGTTTCATTCATTATTTGCTCTCCTTTTCTTTTAAATAATCTGTATAAATTTGTAATGCAATTTCAAATCTTCTTTCCACATTCCCTACTCCCTCTTCAATCATTTGGTTTAAAATTAATTTAGTTCTAATATAATCTTCATAATCTTTCGTTTTTTCTTGAACCTCAACATCTATATCTTTCATCTTTCCCATTTATTCTCCTTTTATTTAAGATTCTATTATTATATTATTATCACTATAAACTTTATATATTACTTTAAATGGAAATAATTTTTTATATATTGTTACTGTAGTAGTCATTCCTCCAGATTCTATATTTACAAAAGCTTTTTTACCTTCAAAAACTAATCTAGTTTCTCTATAAATTTTTATAATATTATTTTCGGTTATATTAAATGTAATTTCATATGAAATAAAACCTAAAATAAATATTACTAGAAAAGCCAATACAAATATGCTAGGTATTGACAAATATAGGGGCAAATCGCTTATATCCATTTATCCTCCTTTTCAACTTTTTCTATAACTTCAGTATCTTCTCTTATTATATAACCATTTTCTAATTGAATATCAACTATAAAAAAATCCTTACTCAATCCTTGATGACTGTCAATACAAAGAAGAACTCCTTCTTGATTTTCAAAAAATCCAGATTTTACTCTAACTTTATCCAGATATTTCCATTCCATTTTTATTTCTCCTTTTATTTTTCTTTTTAGATTTCTTTTTAATAGAATCTTCATAAGTAATTATATTCTTGGTCTCATATATATCCATATAACTTTCTCTAATAGCTCTAAAAGGAATCTGTTCTAAATTTAATTTTTTTAGTTCTAAGTTATTAAATACAAAAGTTACTTTATCTTCTATTTCTTGTGGCAAATGGATTAAATCTACAATCTTTTTTCTATTCTCAAACTCTTCCTGATTAGTAACTGCGGTTACTAAATTATCTGAAATCTCTTTCTTTATTTTCTTAGCTAAAATTTGATAAGGATTTTCACATCTTATTTTATACATTTTAGATTTAGGATGAGGACTAAAAATTTTAACATTATCATACGCCCAGAGCATTTCTAAATCTGAATCGTAACTTACTAATATAACTTCTTTATCTTTAAAATATTTAGGAGCTACTGCCATAATATCATCTGCTTCTAAATAATCTATTTTTATAATATTCCAATCTGTAGATATATTTAATCTTTCTAATAAGTTATCAAATTGACTATATAATTCTTCCCAGTTTACATTATAAGATTGTCGTTTTTCTTTTCTATTTGCTTTATAAAACTTATCATATTTTTTTCTCCAACTTCCTAATGGACTATCAACTGCTACTATTATTTTATCTTCTTTATTAACTCCTATTCTTTTAAGACAAGACATAATCATATTCATACAGGTATAAGTAGGAGGAACTTGTCTTGTATTTATCCAAGAAAAAATAGACCTATGTAAAAATATTCCGTAATCTAATATTATAACTTTATTCATCATCAGTATTGACCTGTTCTTCGTAAGGACTAATGTAATTAGTCTTTTGAAACCAACAAAAACTGTGATATAACCTACCAACTTTATCTTCGTAATCATCATCTACGAATATAGGGTCTTTACAATAACTACAATAACCAAGAATATCTAAACTTTCATTTGAAAAAATATTACAATCTTCATCTTTATAACTCATTTCTCTTTTCCTTCCAACCAAGTATCGGCGTCTTTACCTGCATTGGTTAAAAAATTTCTTCTCCACAATTCAAATGCTTCTATAAAAACTATAAATATATCTTCTTCTATTACTTGTGTCCAATTTATTTGAGAAAAATATCCCATTAATCTAGAAATATAATCTATTAATTCTTTATCTTTCATCTCTAAAAGTATGGTCTTAGTTTCTTCATTTAAACATCTAGTTTCTACTCTGTTTATAAAATTATTAAATTCTCTTTCTTTAATATCTATAGTAGTATTTATCGGAGTTATAGTTCCAATGGGGTTTTCAAAATATCCTCTCTTCAACCATAATATATACATATAACAAGCTATTTTTAATAGGTCTCGTTCTCTCGCTAAATTAGAAAATCTAAAACAGTATTTATGAATAGTTCCAAAGAGCCAATTCTTTCCGTGAGTATCAAATAAACAATCAGTGCTTTCTTTCTCGGTTGAATGAGCGTATTTTTTTCCACCATAAACAAACTGGTCTTGTATCAATTTTACAAATGTTTTAAACTCCGTTTCATATATCATATTTTCTCCTATTTATTTTAAAGGTAATAATTTTTTATATTCTTCATAACAAGTTTTACACATTGTATAGGGAATCCAAGAAAAAGCTAATACTTCTTCTGTTTTAAATTCTTCTGTAATTAAATAATCGTAAAATACATCTGGTCTCATTAATAAAATTTCTGTAGAACTTAATTTAATTCCTTTAACAAATAAATAAATTGACATTTTATCTATTAACGAGGGAAGTCCATAAATATAGGTATCTTTATCTGTAATAACTGCTATATTAAATACTGTTAATGCTAGATTTTCTATTTCATTCGGACAAAAATAACATTTTAAACTCATAATTTTATTTTGATTTTAAATATTTTTCTTTAATAAAAGTTATACAATCCTTAATATTATAGAATATCATTCCATTAGAATATAAAATCATCCACAATAAAGTGCTATTACATTCTGTTTTAGGAACGTCAATAATTAAATATACTGGAATTTTTAATAACATAGCTAAAAAAATTTCTATTAAACTACCAACAGTATTAATATCTTTTGGCAGATATGCAATTACAAAATCACTTCTAATTACAGCTTCAAAATCTCCAAAAAAAGCAAAATCTCTTTCTTCGTTACCATCTATTAGTTTTCTATACCTTAAAGTTTTAAATATTTCTATTAAATCATATTGAGATTTAATATGACCTAGCCATATTTTTTCCATCTCTTCCATAAATATATCCCAATGTCCTGCTCGTTTTAATCCTGCAATATATTCACATTGTTGTCTAGACTCTTTACCTGTTTTAATCTTTTCTTGTAGGGTAGGGTCATAAAAAACTAAGGTAGGAGGAGTATTTAAAGCCTTTCTAATATCTTCTCTCCAACATATAGTTTCTTCTGCTGTAGCGTGTTCTATTGCTCCTATTAAATATGAGGTATATTTTATTTTATCTCCCATATATTACTCCCAAACCTTTCCATTTTCAGATTCCTTTTTATCTTCATATTTTGCTATTTTTTTTCTATACAATTCTAATTTCACACACTCCAATACTCCTAAAATATCATTGTAATTCTTATATCTTTCTCCTACTTTCTTAATATGAATATCTATAACTTTTGTAAAAAAATAATTTAACTCTCCTATATCATTAAAATTAATAAAATTAGCAATATATTCTAATGCTTCTTCAAATTTTTTTCTATTATCTTGCGGTATATATGGACACATTATTTTATATCCTCTCCTAAATGACATTTACCATCACATTGACAATCTGGTCTATCTTCTAAAGAAGAAAATGTAATAAACGAAAATTCTCTAATTGCATTTCTTAATGCTTCTATTTTTTCTCTATTATCTAAATCTTGCCAATATTTAATTTCTTCATTCATTATATTCTCCTTTATATAAATATAACATATTGGAGATTAACCTGTCAAGTTCTTTAATCATATTTATTTGTAAATAAACAAATTAATAAAAAACCTATTATTCCTATAAAATCAAACACTACTATTTTAGTTACTCCTTCTGTAAAATAAACATATAAAGCTACTGGAAATATAATAAAGGATATTCCAAATCCTCCTATTGCCAGCATTATAAATCCAAACCACGATAAAATTTTATATATCGAAATCTTCATCTTGTTCCTCAAACGATTCTTCTTTACAATTTATTATATCTATTCTTATTATATATCTATAAATTAAAAACTTAATTTTTATTCCCTTTTCAATAAAATATATTCCAAAGTTTTCTTTAAACCATATAATTCTTGTATTTATTAATTTAATTATTGGAATAAAAGGTCTATAAAATAAAACATATAATTTATTTTTCTTATAAAATTTACAATCAAAATTCTTATTAGATTTACAACTATATGTAATACCAGAATAATAATTATAAATAAAATTTCCTACCAAACAATTTTTATCTTCGTAACCAAACCATTTACAATTTTTACAATATACTTTTTTACTTTTCATTAGAAATCAAAAGCTCCTCTAAATCCCGTTAAATCACTTCCCCCCCAACCTTTACCTACTCCCCCTCCTATACTAAAATTATCTGTTATTTTATAATTTAATCCTAACCAAATTCCATTATTTGAAGCCCAATTTCCTAGTCTAAGTTTATACCATTTCAACCAATCTAATCCCAAACCAATATCTTGTTTTATTTTTTCATTTCCCATAGCTATTCCATAAGAAAAATAAGGTTTTAATTCAAATCCATAAGGTCTTAATGCTCTTTTTAGTTCTGGTATATCTTTTACTTTAATTTCTTTTAATATTTTGCCTTCTTTATCTTCTACTGACATAGACCCATCTTTTTTAACGTGTAAAAAATGTTCATTAAGTTGAATGGTAGTTTCTTTTCCTCTTAAATCTATTCTGGGAACTTGTCCTTGTTTCCCTTGATACCATCCATAACCATATATTACTCCAATTATAACTCCATAAATAACTAATTTTCTAGCATTAAATAATTGTGTCCAATCTTTAGTCCATAGAACTTTATCTTTTAAATTAAAAAATCCATTTAAAAATTTTGATATATCAAAAGGTTCGGAAGTTTTAGTATTGGGAAACAAATCTAACCCTAATCTCTTTTGAGCGGTTTTAAATATAAATCCTTTTAAATAAGAAAATATAAATCCTACAATTAAACCTATAATTAATAATTTCATAGTTTTTCCTTTAATAAAATAGAGGGAACGAGTCTTTTGAATAAAATATATTGAATATAATTTATAATCCCCATTCCCTCTCCTTTTTGTTTAGGAAGGTTTCTCCACAAATTTTACATTGGTATAAATCATTAATAGAATTTGGTAGATATATTTGTTCTAATTTATGCTGTATGAGCAAACAAATAAATCTTCGTATATCAAACTCTACTTTATAAATAAATTTATTCCAATTCATTCTCTTTCCTTATTAGTTATAATTCTTTTATCTTTTTAAATACTTCCAAAGCTATTAACGTAACCTTTTTTTCTTTATCTGCTTTATTAATTGCTTCCTTTAATACTTCTACTTCTACTGAACTAAAAGATACCTCTATTGCTTCTATTTTATCGTTAGAGATTTGAGTATCTCCCCCTTTAGTTAACACCGCTATTTCATTTTGAGTAAAAGATACTTTATCTAAAATATCTTTTGCTATTGTCATTACCATTATTGTATCATTCTGCGGAAGAATATTCCTAATTACTACTCTATCTACTGCGGTTAACTTCATTTTAATTCTCCTTTCCTTTTTCTTCGTTTTCAAAGGTTTTCTTAAATAAATATCCACTTTGAGTATGAAATATTACTATTCCTTCTGGATTCATAAATCCTGGAGAAGCATAACTTCCATTCATTTTTAATTGTTGCAACGTGCCTAAAATTAATTCAGTGTCAAATTTACCCTCATATAAAATTGGAACTACATAACAACATTCTGGACAATATTCTTGTTTTTCTTTTAATACATTTGTTTTATCTTTAACCCATCTACTAACATTAAATAAAGAAAATCTTTTCTCTTTTAAATTATATCCTGTTTGAATTCCTTTTCCCCACCATTCTCCATAATGATAGCCTTTGCCTAACTTTAATAATTCTTCTTTATTTGTTTTTACCCATTGACCGAATCCCATATTATCATTGTGTATTTCATCTTGAATAGAACCCCATAACCAACGATTTCTAGAACCTGCAAATATATTATTATTCTCATTAATATATAGAACTCCATTAGAACCATTTATTTTTTCAGTAATAATACAATCTCTACTATATCTAAATATTTTATTAAACCCTCTAAATTCAGGAAACATTAATTCTCCTGGTTTATTATTAAAAGGACATTCCCTTAAAGGATTTAATTTTGGATGGGTGTCAAAATGATATACTCTTTCATTTAATAATTTACAAATATGAGGAGTAGTGTTATCTATTTGAATAACTTCGTTTGGTTGTATAAATTTACATTCGTTACAATCATTTATCATTTTTTATTCTTTTCTATTTTGTGCATTATTGCAGTTTCTAAATCTATATTATTACCGCCACAAAAATCAAATATTTTTATACAACAATCCGCTAACGCTTCCGCCAATAAACCATAATTTTTATCTATTAATGCTTCTAAAGCTTTTGATAATTCGAAGTGCATTAAAGCTATTGCTTCTCCATCATTTCTACTAGGAACGTGTCCAGTTCCTTTACATTTAATACAAGCATATCCGTCTTCATATCCATCATTATTTTTACTCGTAACTATAAAGTTAGTTCCATTACACTCTGGACATATCTTAGAATCCCAAAATCCTTTTTCTAAAGCAATTGTATGGCAAATTTTTAATAAATCTGTTAAAATTTTTTCTTCAACGATTTGTAAAATTTCTTTAGCCATTATTATACAACTCTTAGGAGTATGTAATTCTTTTAAAATATAATTTGCTATTTTCTGATTTAAAGTAATATTATTCATTAATATCTCCGCAATAAATACATTTTATTTTAGACCCATATTGATTACCTACTCTTTTATAGAAACATTTAGTTCCAAATATATCGTGTATAATTTTTATAATATTAAACTTTACTAATTTATCAATTTGTTTTTTATTCATTTTCTAGCTCCTCCTTATTAAATAATAAATTATCTATATAAAAATTTAAAAGTTTATTATCCGTTAAATTAATTATAGCTCCAAGTCTTATACTTGTTTTTGTGTTTATCATATAGGTTTTAATTTTTTCTAAAATTTCATCTGTTAATTCAATATAACCAATTGGAAAAGCTTTATCAACATAACAACTATTATATAATATAATTTTATTCATTTTATCTCCTAAAATTGTCTTCTAATAAAATAAATAACCATAAAACCGATTCTATAATTTCTCTTATTAGTTTCATCTTATATAAGTATAACATACTTTAAGTGCTTCTGTCCATCTTTTAGTCAAATTAAATATTACATAACTTATTGAAATATATAAAGATAAAAAATTAAAACAAATGTTCATTAAAATAATCATCTTCTATTTCAAGTTTACATTCTAAACATTTCCAACAAGTATATACTTCTTCATCATATACTCCA